GCTCTGCTTCCTGTTAGCTGTCCAGTGATGCCCACCGACTTTACGCTTGGGGCTTGGTGAGGAGAACAGTTTACGTCGAAGCTGATGCGACTCCAGCGAGAATCGTCTGCTTTCGGTCTTAAATGATTGAGCCATGGGGTTTCGATAATAAGTTTCTGTAGGAAAATGGACATGTTGTCTGCTCTCTCTTTAGAGGCAGAGATAATCATTATTTTCTTTTCAGGATCTTTAAAGAGAGTCCAGAGGACGAAGGCTCCAGTGATCCAACTCTTTCCAACACCACGGAAAGCTTGAATTTGAAGACGTTTAGGTCCATGTTGAAGATAGTCTGCGATTGCATATTGTGCTCGTGTTGGGGACGGTAAATCAAGTTGTTCCCATAGGGCTTGTAGAAACAACTTAAAATCCTCTCGTAAGGCGGTTACGATATCATTCATTTAGATTTAGCTTTTTTCTTTGTTGGCGGTGTATTTAGAGCTTTATAGGCTTTTTTACTTGTTAAGTCACCAATACCTGGACCACCAAAACCTTCTCTTGCTTTTATCATTTGACCATCTACTACTTCCATTCCACGATATCCTGGTAAATCTTCACCTCCTTGAGATGCCATAGTATGTAATTGGTCAATAGCTACATCTTTTCCACCAGCAGTAGATCTTAAATTCTGAGGATATATTGTTTCATTCAAATGTTTAACTCTTGCTCTTGCATCTTTAAGAAGATAAGGAGCTATATATAATCCTTTCCATTGATATTTCTGTGGAGTTGATTGAACCAAGGCATCCATTTTAATTAAAGCAGGATAAAACACTTCATCAAAATATCTATCAATTGCTTGCATTAATAGATTAGGATCAGGATTACCAGGGTTTGCTTTAGCAAAAGCTCTCCAATATTCTTCGAATCCCATATCATTTAACCAAGCATGTAAGTTACCACTTTTTAATCTATGCGGTCCAGTTGGAATATTAGCAATATTTAAGTCAAAATCACCAGGTAACATTTTATATTGATTCAACATATACATATATGCATTATACTTAAACTTCTTACCTAATTTACCTAATTGAACTGCTAATTCTGAACTATCATAAGCTGACATCATGTGGTGCTGCTCAATAAGAGCTTCTAAGCCCTCTGTATTTTTTAATGCAGTTGTTTCTGGTTTAGATAAAGGTTTCTGACCAGGAAATTCAGGATCTGTTTTTCTATGAACACCATAGGCATCACGTTTTACCAATCTATCTGCCATATCAGCTCTAGATTGAGCAAATTCTTTACCAGCTTGTTCAACATGTTTTCCAGGTGTACCTTGTAACTGTCTAATTTTTCTTCTTGCTCCCTCCATTCCACTTGCAGAACCTCGTTTTTTTGCTCTTTGATATTCAGCATAAATTAGTTGAATAGATTCGTCTTCCGCCCAACCATCTTCAAGGATTTTATTCCAATCACTCTGATCTGACGCTTGTATGTATTTCTCTTCAAGACCATCTAATTCTGTTTGAGGATCATATCCTTTTTGATTTTTTAATTCGGTTCCTTGTTTAGCTTGAGTATCTAAATGACGTTGGTTTTTAAATTGATCTTCTATCTCAATAAGAGTTGCATGTACATCACCAGCTCTTTCTGGTATGTTTTGATCTATGCCTTGACGAACACTTTCTCCAAAATCATCAAATCTGTGAGTACCTTTTTCAAAATCAAGTTTATGTAATTGTTTTAAATTAAATGTATCTTGTGGAGATAATTTAGAAAGGAATTCCTCACCAGCAGAACCAAAGGATTTTTTACCTCCAGTAAATAGTGTAGAAAGAGCTATTTCTGCCGCTTCTTTTACAGCACCCATAAGTTACCTCCTACTTATCCTCTAAAGCTTTCAAAGCTGCTTTGCTTATCTTTTTCCTTTCTTCTAAAGATTTACCTTCTAAAATCTTATTTTTTTTCTTAGGAGTAGTAGTAGGTTTTACTTTTAGCTTTTTCTTACGATGAGAAGCTTTATAGAGGGTCTCACGCTTATGCTTCTTACCATGACCGCTTTCTTTCTCATGTCTAGCTACTTCACCTTCAAAGGTTCGACCAGCAGCTTCTGCATCATATTTAGCACGTTGACGACGAGTTAGTACACCAAGTCTTTCACCAGTCTTATAGTGCCTAGTATGTACAGTAGATTTAGGTGTAGATTTCTTACTTCCAGAACCATTTACTTTTTGAAGAACTTTCTTACCTTTATTATTTGGACCAGGAGCATCTACTTCTTTATATTTCTTTGAACTTGTAAGAACCTTTGATAGTTCGTTTTCTTTTCTAATATCTTCTTTATCTTTTGAAGTAAGATTAGGTTTTAAATTAGTTTTCTTCTTTGATTCTTCTTTAACTAGATTAGCTTTCTTCGCAGCATTAGCTCTATATTTTTTCTCTGCATTAACATTCCTAACAAAATCATGTACCTGACGAATAGGATTGTCTTTACCTTGTAAATAGAAAGGTCTACCTTTTTGACGTTCTTCGAAAGATTTTAAAACCCACTTTTTATTTTTTGCATCCCATTTGTGGTGTTTACTGGGAGCTTTACCTTTTGGTTTCATAATTACTTCTTTTTAATTTTGAGACGGCTTTTACGGTTGTCTTCTTCTTTCTCCCAACCGTGTTTTCCAGGACCATTTTTGTTATGAGAGGCATCCATACCATCTCCAACTTTACCTCCTGGTAGTTTAGCAGCTAATCTATCTGCTTCAAGGCGGATCTTACGACCTGGACCTTTCATATAACGCTTTTGTTGTTTTAAGCGTTTAGCTCTAGCTTTAGGATTCTTCCTATAATATTCAGCGGTTGACGCCACTGTAGAGCCTCCGATTTACAAGTTCTGGATCTACTTTTGGCATTATCTTGTTTAACTTGTCTAACGGGTTACCGTCATAAGCAACACCACTTATATCATTGATTTTCAGCCAATCACAGGCTGCTTTTAAGTCCTGAGTACTAGCCTCACCACTCTTAACTCTTTTAAGGAATTCATTAGTGACGAGGTTATGTAACTCATTAAACTGCTTCTCTGTCGCTTTCATCTGCTTCTTCTGTTGAAGTTATCTGTGAATCGTGGGAATCTCCCATACATGATCCACCTTTCCAGTCCATTCCTACTGCGGTAGGTGCAACACCATTTAACCATTTCTGAACAGAAAGGAAACATCCTCCTTCTGGTCCAGCTTTAGCAGCATGCTCAGTTTCAGGTAGTATTCGAACTACCATATAATGAGCCATAGACAAATTACTTGTGGGTGAAGGTTGATTAGCAAACCACATAGGTAATGTAGTTTTGCCATTTGAATAGAATTCTATACCTCTTAATGCTACTTCATAGGAATCGACATTAGGATGAGTATGAGGTGGTATATATGTACCAGGTTTTACTGTTACAAGTTCAACCTGGTATGGTTCATGTCTATAAATACATAATGAAGTTAATCCATCTACAAAGTGGATAGATTGATTCAAAGGTGTAAATATTCTTTGACCAGCATCAAGATACCATTCTAAGAATTCAGATAAATCATCGTTAAATTCTTTTCCAGTACCGTCTTTCATGCTCTTCTTTTCTTTTTAGCTACTGATGCAGCTTTTTTTCTTTTAGCTTTAGCTAGATTCCAACCTGGTTTACCAGGGGTAGGCTTCTCATAGTAAGGAGCTTCTGGATCTTTCTTCTTTGCTTTAGATACCTTCTTAGGAGCAGCTTTCTTAACTGTTTTTTTAAGCATTTTGATACTGTCCTTTAATCCTTCTTTAAAGCCTTTATCAGGTTTTTTTCTTTTAGCTTTAGCTTGATCTAAGCCCTGTCTTTTCATAAGAGAATCGATACGTCTTTGTAAATGAGGATCAGGTTCCCCATATTTACGACGATGGTTAGATTGAGCTCTAGACATTTCTTCTAGAGCTTTAGTCTTAGAATCCATTTAATTTAAGAGAATAGTTTTTCTTTTACAATCTTAAGTGCCTGATCGTCTAGTTTATTGTCAGTTCTAGCAACATAGGCTTCTAATAGGTCAACTACAAGCTTCTTTACTGAATCTGACTTCAAGAAGGCGAATAGGATGGGCTTGATTAATACGATCATGATTTGTTAGGACATGTAATTTTAGGTTTTTGCCAAGGTTTATACCAAGGCTTAGGGGGTGCAGTACATTTCTCAATTTTTTGTTGGGCTTTCAACCAACTAGCAATGGGTATAACATCACTACACACATGATATACCCGCGAACCAGGAATTAACATGAATCCTTTCTGCTGTAAGGATGCACATTCTTTAACTCTAACTAGTTCATAGTCAAGTTTCATTTTAGCTTCCTGTCTTGCTGCTATTGATTTACATCTTTCTACAATAGATCCGTCTAATGGAACCATAAAATTAATCTGGAATCCCCAGTTCTCAGCTACTGTATAGCTTGATTGGCTCATATCTTCATCAAATGGTGTAGTATGATTCCCCATATAGAATGGAGAGAAGGTCATAGTACTACCATTACAACTGATATTTGGACCCATTATTTGTCTACTGGGTGCTCCATTGTTTTGAAATTGTACAGCTTGGTTTGTAACGTTACCAGTAGCAGCAGCAACTGGATTTGAGGTATTCTGTACTTCAGGTTCTGCATAAACAGGAGTTACTGAGAGAAGACAGAGAGCGAGGTAGTAGTAGCAGTAGTTTCGATAGTTCTTTCGATTTCCTGTGTTTCTAATACTTGAGTTGCTGCTCTGGTTGTTATTTCTAAACTGAATGGATCTCCTACTGTATGTATCGTGAATACTGAATCTGAATCTACAATTCCTCCAGATGTTGCTGAAGTATGTGTAATATTTTCTCCAGTCCACGAATTTAAAACTGAACCATACTTGGTTATCGTTATATCCTCTTCTATATCTTGAGTTGTCGTAGTTGTACTTTGCATGGACCCTTGGGTGAATTGTGGGGTCACTAATTCGGCTCTCGCTACCATGGGTGATGCTAGTAGGAAGAGTAATAGCCATTTGTTCATTCTTCCTTTTTCTTTACCATAGGACAGTTGACGGGTGTATTGTTACCCTTTTTATTATTACCAGTGGTCAAGCCAAAAGTCGCAAGTGCACCCGTAAACACACTTGCCACGAACGTGATATCTGAATTACCAGATTTTTTCACCATTGGTATTTCTACATAATTTAAAGTTATAATAAATCCAGACCAAACCACAACGCCAAGTCTGACGAATGTTCCGAGAATCTGGATTTGGGCTTCTTGGTCCTCTATTCCGTCTTTGAGTTTTCGGATGAGTCCCTTTTTTTCTTCCGGTTTTCTTTCCATTTGTTGACTTTAGCTTGTAATTGCTTCTGTACTTTCTTTTTAATTGGTTCGAATAATGTTTGAGTAACAGAGGTGGTTGCCACTGCCACTACAGCTGTTGTTACAGCCGTTACCACTACCGCTGTTTCCGGTACTGGCATCTGTATATCTAATACAGGAATCTTTAAACTTGGTGGAGCAGGCTCTTCTGTTGTAGGTTCCGCCTCAGTCTCTTTAGGACGCTCTAAATCAGCTGGAGGTATAACCATAGGTTTATACGATGGTATCCTTGCTGTAGGCGGTTTAAAGTACATCTGAGGGATATCTAGAGCCTTGGGTAAATCAGCTCTAGGTATTTTTATCATTTAGCTTCTAATGCCGCTACTTTAGCAGATAGTTCTTGTACTGCTTTTACTAATACAGGTATAACCTCACCTATATCTAACGCATAAGCTTTAGCGTAACCTTTTTCATTTGGTTTATCCGCTTCATCTCCAAGATAGTTAACACATTCTGGAATATGTTCTTTAATCTCTTGTGCAATAAAACCAAGATTGATATTATCATCTCCTTGTGGTTCAAGTCTTGAGTTAACTAGTTGATATTTACGTGGTTGTAGTTTATTTATTACATCTAATCCATAAGGACAATCAACAATATCAGTCTTAGCTCTTCTATCAGATGTATCATAAGAACTACCATCAATTAATAAGTTAGCTGAGAAATCAGCACCAGCAGCCGCCGCTCCTGTCCAAGATCCATGAGTTTCACCTATACCATGAATTCTCATGTATGCAGAGTCATTAGTATTATCTACATTAGCATTATTATTTCTTTGTACTGTAATAGAAGGTTGACCTGCCCAAGAATTATCTATCCTTATACCAGCCTGACCAAACTGAACACCACCAACATTATCTACAGAAAATAATCTCCTACCAGCACTACTTACTTCGCTACCAGCTTTCTGATAAACAGAGAAATGGTCATAATTATTTCTGCCAGAATCATGCGCACCGTCAGAATTTATTACTACTACACAACCACCTTTGGCTGATATGTTTGCCCAATAACCATCATCTGCATCATCATAATCAGAATTATCAGGATAGTTAGTTACACCAAAGAATGTAGAAAAGTCACCTGAACCATTTGATCTTTCAAAAGCTATATTTCTATTGGCTAAAGTACCATCGCAAGGTATCTGAATACTACCTGATACTTTGGCTCCAGAAGAAGTAGTTTCAAATTTCTTAGTATTATCATGATATAGATCTACTGCTCCATCTGCAAAAGCTACTATACTTTGTTCATTAGCTTTAGCTTGGATGTAAATATTTCCATTTTGATCTGTTAAGTAAATATCACCAGTGTTATTAGTTAGAGTCGTATTTGTTCCATCATGATATATCGAAAAATCTCCTCCTCCACCAAATTTACAAGCTACACTATCTTGAAATACTAAATGATTCTCCGATTCATCCCAAGTAATATCTTTACCAGCATTAGTACCGTTATCAAAAGTTACATCACCTACAAATGTAGATGCTGTAGTAGTAGTTACACCACCTGTTATAGTAGCTCCTGAAGCAGTAGTTGTAACTCTGTTTGAGCCATTATGTAATAAAACTGCAGCTCCGTCTTCATAGAATCTAGCTAAATGCTCGCTCTCACCAGCATTTGTAAAACTAATTTCAGAAGCTTTTAAAATTAATGCTCCTGTACCTGTATCTGCAATATATGATCCAGATCCAGAATGGTAAATTTCTAAATCATTACCAGCTCCAAACTTAGCCTTAGCATTATCTGCAAAAGATACGTCAGCATCTAACTGTTCTATATGTTCGGCACCAACTGCGTCATCCGCAATCTTGGCACCTGTAACTGCATCTGCAGCAATATCCGCTGTTTTTACTTCACCATCCTTTATACCTAAAGAATTTACTTCTGTTAATGCCATATTTAAGGATCTCCAGCTTTAACTGCTTTTTTAACAACTCCTAATGTATAAGCTTGGGTTACCTGTGCATCTTCACCTGTAGCGATAGCTAGTGAATTAGCATTACAATGTTTTACTAATTGATCAATGATATCATCTTTAGCTATCCTTGCTCTATTAGTAGCAGCATTAGTAATCCAATCATCAACGTCTGGAGTTATATATTCCAGTGATTTTTTTTGTGTGTCTGTGACAGTAATTGTATAATCCATAATTAGTTAATTTAACCTACCATTTTAATACTAGCGTGTGTTCGATATGCTTCTAAGTTTCTAGCATCTCCATCTGCTTGATAAGTATGGAAAGTGATATAATCATTAGCAGCTAGTTCAACTACGACTGATCTACAATCACCACGAGTATCATCACCATGATTTACCCATGCATCATAATGCGTAGCAAGAGAACCACCATTTTTCTGTATACCTGTATGTAATTGATCTATGTTCTGTGTAAATTGTACATCTAAAGTACATAAATAATCACCAGCAATAGGAGCAGTAAATCTTTCATTACTAGCATCAAAATGGCTACCTCTATTAACCCCTACTGCCCAATCTATATTATGTGTACTAGTATTAGCTACTGATTGATTAGCAGTTAATGATAGCATTACAAGTGGATTATTAGGTGTTCTAGTATATCCAGATTCACAGTGTAATGAATCTGTCATCGTTCCAGCCTTCATGGTCTGCAGAAGTAGTTTTCCATCTTCTGAACCATCACTAACATCTACTGACGCAGATAGAATTTTTACAAATTCAGTACTTTCACTTGCATCATTCATGCCTTTAAAGACATGGCAACCTAACCAATTATTATCGGCACCTGTACCTGTACGTTCTATGAAATTAAAAACTTCACCACTTCTATAAATCTGAGTACCTAAATTAGTGGTTTTGATTCTTTCTTCATTATCATAATATAAGGAAACTGCTCCATCTTTTACACCTTTAACTGTCCAATGCTGTTGTGAATCTTGAAAACCAAGTATAGTCGAACCATCTCCAGTTACAAAGCCACAAACACCACCTGAAGTTTCAAATTGCGTTAATATACTTGTATCTGCTAAGTCATAGAAATTTACTCCATGACTAGCTGTTTGTAATTTCTTAGCGTTATTATGGTATAACTCAACAGCCCCATCTGGAATTGCCTGAACCATCTTTTCAGTACCAGATACTTTGGTGATAAGTATGTTTCCATTCTGAGTGCCTATATAATTATTAGTACCATCATGATTAATTAATAGGTCAGCTCCAGCACCAAAGGAAGCTGAAACGCTATCAGCAAAAGATAAATTTGCATCTAATTGTTCTATATGTTCAGAACCTACAGCGTCATCTGCAATCTTAGCTCCAGTAATTGCGTCACTAGCTAACTTAGCTGTTGTAACATTTGCATCAGCAAGTTTAGCTGTTGTTACTGCACCACTTCCTATCTTAGCAGCAGTAACTGTACCGTCTCCTGGTACGTTTATAGTTAATGCTGTACCAAGTTGAGTTACAAATAGTGTTGAACCGCTTGCAGGAGGATCACAGAATTTAATACCATGAGTATCGTTTAAGTAGAAACCTTCTTCACTTCCACTAAAGGAACCTGAATTAGGTTTCTGAAGTACACCGTTAAGAACTACTAATAACTGAGCCGCACTAGTAATACTTGCATCAGATGATCCATCAAACAAATCAAATTCTTCATTAGAACCATTGAATGTTGGTCCAGAACCACCGACTGCTTGATCGTGATCTTTAATTGTTAAGAATTTAAAATCACCAGCTGATGTAACTTCCTTCCACGCACCACCTGAGTTATATGCACCATCGTACACATACATCTTGTCGGTACCTGTATCAAAGAAGAGGTCACCATCATCATTAGATGAATCACCATCAGCAGTCTTAGTACCTACACGATATCTAGCTTTAAAGTCATTTATATCTTGACTGAGTTGTTCTACATCTCCATCTTTAGCTAATAATCTATGGAAAGTATAATTAGTTCCAGATCCTGAGTATGAGACTAGCATACCAACACCAGCACCAATTGTTTTACCTTGTAAAGAGTCTGGAGCTGCTTGAATTGTTACATTTGTACCATCTGATTCTGTACAATTACCAGCAGTTGTGTCAGGTGTACTTGAGGAATCAAATACTATACCACTTGCATCAGTAATACTAATAACAACACCAGATGCTGGTGCAGTATTTGGGAAACTAGTTCTATTAGCAATAACTTCAAAACCACCAAATGGTTCTAACTGTGATCTAACATAATCTACAACAGCTCCTGATGTAGGTAACTGTGTATCGCTATCTGATATACTTGTTTGCTTTAAGTCAGCAGCTAATTTAGCAAGTGTAATATTTGAATCTGCTACTTTTACTGTAGTTACGTTAGCATCTGTAATCTTAGATGTAGTAACAGCATTAGAAGCTACTTTAACTGCTGTAACTTGTCCATCTGCAATGTGTGCTGTATCAATAGATGCATCAGTATAGTGTTCAGAGTTGATAGCATCGTCTGCTATTTTAGCTCCAGTAACTGCGTCTGATGCTATCTTAGCTGTAGTTATTTGAGAGTCTGATATTTTAGCTGTTGTAATTGTATCATCTTGATACTTAGTAGTTGATAAACTTGCGTCTGCTAATTTAGCATTATTAATAGCTCCATTAGCTATACTAGCTGTAACAACTGCGTCATCTGCTATTTTAGCAGTCGTAACTGCGTCATCTGCTATCTTAGCAGTTGTAATATTAGCATCAGCTATCTTTGAAGTTACAACTTGATTAGCAGCAATATTTTCATCATTTATAGCATTGTCTGCTATTTGACTATTTGTAATAGCATCATTAGCTATCTTAGCTGTAGTAACTGCATTATCATTTATCCTAGCTGTGATTACAGCATTGTCAGCTAAATGCTCTGATCTTATAGCATCATCTGCTATTTTATCTTCTGATACGCAATCAGAACCAAGTTTATCTACGGTAACTGCACCAGCTGCTATCTTAGCTTCAGTGATATTTCCATTAGTAATCTTAGCTGACGTAATAGCGTTATCAGCTATTTTTGCAGTAGTGACTTGGCTGTCACCAATATGAGCTGTATCTATACTACCGTCTGTATAATGTTCTGAATCTATTGCATCATCTGCTATCTTAGCTCCAGTCACAGCATCTGCTGTTATCTTACCTGTTGTAATTGCATTACTGGATATATGACTTGAATCTATACTTCCATCTACTAATTCAGAAGAATCAACAGAATTAGCTGCCATCATCGTGGCTGTAACTGTTGCTGTATCTCCTGTTGTTACTACAGTACCTGTTACGTTAGGAATAGTAATTGTACGATCAGCAGTAGGATCAGTAACCGTAAGAGTGGTCTCATAAGCATCGTCTGTTGCACCTTCAAATATAATCGTACTATCCTCACCCATAGTGAGGTTACCAGTCATAGTACCACCAGTAGAATCTAATTTAGTCTCATCATATTCCATAGCCTTCCGCATTAACTGCTTCTGGTTATTATTGAGATCTTCTGATGTAATTGATGCTCCAGGTGTATAGGTTGCCCTTGGTGTAGGAGCACCCATATCTGTTTTAGGTCTTATTATTATTGTACCACTAGATAAATCAGCTCCACCAATATGTACGGTTTTAGCTGATACATCTACTGTATATTCTCGGGGTGAGGCGGATTCATTAATTGTTGAAGCAGTATATGTCAATGCTACTGCATCTAATGTTACTACTACTTCTGTTGCTTTGAATACATCGAAACTCCCTGAGTAGCTAAATGTATTCGCAACTCCTGTATTTTGGGAGTATGTTTTTGTTACTTTTGTATGTGCCATTTAGTTTACTTATTGAGAGTTTCTATTGATCTTTCAGGAAAACTCAGGTCTAAGATCTCTTGTCTATTATCCCTTGTTTTTGAATCCTTACCGTCTTCTTTAGATTTTAATGCTTGTACACGTTCATAACCTGGATGATCTGGTTGATTAATTTTAGCCCAAGCCTTAGCTCTAGCTTGATTCATTACATTATCTATAAGAGTATTATGAGGATATGTATTAGGATCAAGATCCCAATTAGCAGGATTAGATCCATCTGCTTTCATTTTAGCCATAGACTTTTTAACATCTTGTCTTGTAGCTAAATATCCTAAAGCTTCTTCTACATTCTTAAATTTCTTAAATCCAATAGTAATTGGAACTGTACCTATAGCATTTTGGAAGTGTGCTCTAACATGAGCATCTTTGACAAATGAATAACCACCATAAGCAAAAGTTGTAGATTTCAGATCATAATTACTATCTAATAAAAGCTTTCTACCAGGTGTGTCATTTCTAATATCTAATGCAATAGGAGAAATAGCGTTAAATGATCTACCAATAATATTCCAATTCTTAATAGGTTTACCGTTTAATAAATCACTCTTCGCTGGTAATGGATCAGCTGCTAAGAATTCAGTAGCTTGGTTTCTATTTCTAATAGAAGTCCACATATCAGAATTCAATTCCTTCATGTGTGGATTAGCCCATTTACCAAATTCATTTCTTAGTCCTGCTAAAGGTATACTATTATTTAATATATTAGCAACCCCTTTATCCATAGAACCAGGCTTCATTTGTACAATTTGCATCATCTGGTCTAATCCAGATAAATATGTTTTACCTGTTACACCTCTACCAATAACAAATGCTACAGCTTGTAAACGTTTCTCAGCCCATTCACTGCCCATCAGTTCTATATTATCACCAATATCTGCTATGGATGAAAATATAGTATTATATGGTTCTAGTGTTGTATAGTCAAATCCTACATCACCGATGTATATATGATTAGGTTTCCAACCTGCATTAATCCAGTTTTGTTTTAGCTGTCTATCAGCAGGACCATTACCTGTTAACTGGCCTCCCATATACATACCAGCCATAGTCGAGACAGTAGCAAAACCTACAGCTTGTCTACCAGCAAATAGATTCCTAGCATTAGCTAAATCTTCAGCATTTTCAATACCATACTTAAAGAGAGGAGTGAAATCATCTCCAGTATGCCTTAAAATATCTATTGATTCTTTATGTAATGCACCTAATAATGGTGTATTTTTATATGTTAGATTAAGTCCATTAATACCTGTTCTAGCAAATAAATAGAAAGGTTTAATAAGAGGTACATCATTGAATAAGTTATCTAGTTTCTTAGAGAATCCCTGTAACTCAGATGTTAAAGTAACTTCTTTAAACTGTTTATTTAGATAAGAATCAAGGCTTAAATCTAAATTACCATCAGCATCTAGAAGATTCTTATAATGTATCTCTTCTGCTTGCTTCATTAATTCAGGAGTGAAATCAACATGATCTCTTCCAGCAACTTCTAAAGCTTGTCTCATTCCTACTTCTTTAGATCTAGCTCTAGCTAATAACCACTTGAACGTATCGTCAGTAGCAGCTAAGGCACGTGGAGACCAACTAAGTAGTTTGTTGTTATTAAGTTTTCTAGCAATATTAGCTATATAGAATGCTGCTTTATCACCTGCAGTACCATTACGTTCTGTCCATTCACCAAATAAATGCCAATTCTCATCACCTCTAGTAGTTGGTGCAGAATATCTAGTTCTAATATCCGCAATATCTGAATTAAATTTAGATTTCAGTTGCTTTCTAAAGACTTGGTAAGCTTCTGGTACAAGCTCAAACATGCCTTTTAATTTAGCTAGAGAAGCTTTTCTACTTGCTATATCATGTGTAAATGGAGATCGTATAATAGCACCAAAGGCTTCATTAATAGCATTAAGATATGCATTAGTTGTAGTACCCATGATAGCTCTAAGCGGAGTTTTAGGTCCACTCAAAATGCTATTAACCATTACACCTTGTAACTCTTTTATTAATACACCAGTTTTAACTTTACCGTTAAATTCACCACCAGATATTTTTTGCCTCATCCAAGCATCGAAGTCTTTCCAGTTATGGATATTATCAGAAGCTTTCCATACATCTAATAGAGCTTCTGCTAAGTCATCAGTATCACTATTTTCTAACATTCTCATCATAAACTGAACACCATCTCTAGCTTCAGTATCAAATGCAGATCCTTGGGCTGCTATGATTTCTTGGATTTCTCGCACCATATCTTCTGTCAGTTCACCGCCTTGAGCTTGCATTTTTTTAGCAGCTAAATCCCAAGTAAATTTAGTTTTCTTGACATTAGATAAACCAATTGCAAGATTATCAGCAATCCTTCTCATGGGACCACCCATAGCAAAGATGTCATTCTTCCCTATCTGTTCACCACCTGCATCAGCTATATCCCTCAATTTTTTAAAAAGGGATTGATTTAATGCATCTTGTGTTATCATATTCTTAGAGACAAACTTTCTGACATCATCTAATTTAGCCCAATTACCAGGCTCTAGTTTCATATCAAACAGTTTACCCCAGAAATCTTTTGGATCTACAGAAGCTGCATCTCTACCTAGTATCTCTTGAGTATTGCGTAATGTATTATCACCATATGAACCTAAAGTATTCTTTCCAGTAAAATCTAGTTGAGCTTTTAATCTAGGATCATTCCAATAGGCTTCTGCTTTATTTGTCATCCAAGGGTCAGGTATACCACGTTGACTGAAATCAGCTTTTTCAAGAGGTGTTAATATTTCATCTACAGTACCACCACTTGTACCTATTTGATTATTTAATTCATCTGATTGATTAGTAATATCCCAAACATCACCTCTCTGAGGAGCTTTCCTTTGTCCAACAGTTGTAGGATCATTTTTAAAGTCACCGTAATTCGTATTTAATTCCGCTTCAGTTGCTCCAGGTTTACGCCATTTACTAGCTGGACCTTCTTGTGCCATTTTTTGTTGATCTGCAGCAGCCTCTGCAGCATCATTTAACCTTTGGGTTCTTGCTTCAAGTGCCTTTCTTGGACTGGCTAATTCAGTATAAGGTTGGGTACCATGTGAATGTCCTGGCCTTATATTACTTAGCTGATCCATGTTTTTTTGAGGTACTCTCAAATGATCGAGCCCCCATCTTAATGCTTGAGGGGTACCTTTCAGTATACCAGCGATACCTAATAAACCTATAGCATCATATCCCATCTCATCTACCATATTAGCTGCAAGTCTGCCAGTTGGAGTATCTATCCAATGAGACAACTGCACTCCAAATACATATGTTTCAGGATGTTTATCTGCAAATTTCTTTAGTAGTGTATTCTCATCATACATCTTACCCATACCTTTATGGGTAAAATCAGCAAATAGGTTTGTAGGAATTGTTTCAGTGGCCCAAGTAACTCCAACAGCTCTAGCTCCAGTTACAGTTAAACTAGATAAAGCTTTTCCTGAAAGTAATGGAGCTCCTCCTTTACTTATAGCAGTCAACCCACCAGGAACAGCAGCACTAACAACAATTGCAGGGGTATATCTACCTACTTCATACGCTAATTTATCAGACCAATATCTCTTAATTGGTTGATTCACTGCATATCCATAGGATAGTGGATCGCTTACAGGTAATAGAAGATCGTCAGCAAGTGCATCATGCTCTGCCATTGCATCTACATTAAATATTTGCCCTTCTTCACGTTGCTCAAAACCTGCTTTAACTTTCTCAGGTGCTGACATAATTGTTCTAGCAGTATCTAATAAACCACCTCTCCATTGCGCCCTAAGTTGTTCGCCATTCTGTTCATCATCTGGACCTAAACTACCTAATCGTCTTTGATGAGTAAAGTGAGCCATATTAGCATTACTTGCTCTATCTATCAAGGAGCTTACTCTAGTACCTAAAGTTGGATTACGGATATCATTTAACCATTTTTCTGTTAATGCTAAATCTTCTTCTTTTGATAAATTTAATCTAGATCCATCAAACCAATCTGAAATAGTAAATTGTCCATCTCCATTTCGATCATATCTAGCTAATAATTGTGGGTCATTCCTTATTTCATTGAAAGTATTGGCAACATTTTCTAAATTAGTATCACCACCATTTTCTTGATGCTGCTTCCATAAAGTTCTTTCTTTCTCTATATATGCATAATCTAAATTTTGAGAATCGATTAACTTTGGATCATATCCATACGCTATTAAGACTTCACGGTGTACTCTTAAATCTCCTTCATGCTCTACTTCAAACTTAGCAAGTCTATTCCTTGCTCGCCTTTCTCCTCTTGTTAAATCTTCTTCTGAAACTGGTACAGCGTCAACTGCAGCTTCACCTTCAACTACAGCTTCACCTTCAACTGTAGATTGTTGTTCCTGCTCAGGTACTGCATTAACTTCTTCAAGTTGCTCTGCTGGAGTCCTGTAATCTTGTTCAGGTACGTCTTGACCAAGAAGTTCTAGATGATTATCTAGACCTTCAATTTCAGTAGTAGTATCTGCTCCTGTAAACTCAGTAGCATCAAATTCTAATTCATCCATTAGGCACCCTCCCTAAGATATGGATCTTGATTTTCAGGTTTATCATAAGAAGATACTCCACCAATATTATTATTATCTTTTAATGTATTCATAATATATGAATTGGTGAAAAATGAGGGGAATAGTAAAGCTGCTCCAACACGTTTATTAACTTGATGTTCGCCACGTGGGTCAGGTACAGGTTCATTATTATCATCCATGCCTGTAATTAAATTAACCGCTTCTGGTCGTTTACCAGCTGAACTTAATCCTGGATGACCATTAGCCTTAAGTTGAGCATCTAAGACACCCCACCATCCACCTGTTTTTGAGACATCTAAACCACTTGCTATGCCTCTATAATATTGGATAGCACCTTTATCCATCCATATACCTTTCTGTCCATACTTTTCTATATTTTTCATTACACTATTTAACTGTCTTTGACCATACTCTCCACCGATAGTATCATTATATAAAATAGCTCCATCAGTTTCTTGGATTTCTTTCTTAGCTTGGTTAATAGCATATGTTCTAATATTACCAGGTTTGTATTCTTTTTCAATGCTTTGACCTGTTACAACATATTTACTATTCTCAGCATTCTGTTTGATCTCAGTAATAACACCTTCAGCATTTGGAATAGGTTGGTTATTAGCATCTAATGCTTCACCATTTTTACCATGTAATGCCCAATAGTTAGCTAATTCAGCTGAATGTCCATAAGAGATATATTGATTATATTTTCTAAGATAATCTGCTTTAGCATTTTTCATAGCCTCAACATAAGCAAAGCTTTTCTCTTTATTCTTGACGCCCATTCCAGTGAATGTAGTATCTAGACTTGCTTTGATTAATTTCTCAGTATCAAACTTTTTAAGATCAGCAGCTTCCCACTTCTCTATTTTCTCCCAAAGACCTAACTCTTGTACAGCTGCAGGATTATAGCTTTCAGCTTGTTCTCTAGTTACTCTACCATTTTGGCTAGCCATTAAAGCTTCAAGTTTATTTTTATCCTCTCTTTGATCTTGCATACTTACTGTTTCATATTTAGTAAGATCAGAAGGAACAGGTTGTCCTAACTGAGCATACTGTCTTTTTAGTTCATTGACTCTAGCTGTACTTAAAGGTCCATTTTGAATTACTTCTTTCTTCCAAGTATTAGTTAATTCAGTAGCTGCAGAATTTAAGAAGTCTTTTTCTGCATTTACTTTCTCAACAAAACCTGATTGAGCTGCAAGTTTAAGTTTTGTAACTTTACCTGGCCAATGCTGTGCATAAGTAGTACCAGGTTTTGCACCTACTTGTCTAGCTAAAGAGTCAGGCATCGGTTGACTAAAGATTTTATCTATATATGCAGTACCACCTTTAGAGATTGCTTCTTGTGTAATAATTTTTTCTGCTTCTAACCATCCTCCAGTATTGCCAAGTAAAACACCTTTAGTATTAACTGTGTTGCTATTTACAAGTACCAATTTCTGTAAAGCTCTACCATCTTTTTCAGATCTCTGCCATTCTAGTTTTGCTTTAGCTCTAGTATTCATAGAAGATTCTATATTATACCTTTCTCTATATTTAGCTATTTGAGAATCTTTTGCTTTGGTAATAGTTTCACGAACTTTCATTCGATCTAACATTTCATCTGAATATCTATCTAATCCAAGGTTCCTATAAATTTTATCGCCTAATATTTCAACAGCATGTTTCTTCATAGGAAACGCTAAATTATTAGATGCTATCTCTTTAGGAGTAAATTTTATACCACCTAAAGTTATCATCTCCTCACTATTTTGTAAAGCATGGGCTAATTGATCTTCAAACCCAAGCATTTTAAACCGTATACCTTCTTCAACATAACCTACTTGCTGCCAAGGAGATAACTGAGATAATCTATCAGCATCAGGATAAGCAGAAGTCCCTTGTCTTTTAAGTAATTCACCTTTTAAACGTTGTAATTCAAAGTCTTGAGCTTCAGCATCAGTTAATTCATAAGCTAATTCACCTGCTTTCTTAGCTCTTTCAATTTCAGCTATTTGTTTTTGGTGTTCAGTACCATGTTCTAATAACCATTTAGCATTTTCAAGCCTTGCTTTCTCTCGTTCTCTTTTACCTTCTTCTATTTTCTTTTCAATATCCTCATCTTTCCACTTTTGTAAGGCAGTAGAAAAAGGAGTAAGTTTAGAAGATATATCTCTAGCATGATCTATTAAATACTGTCCTCTTTGTTGGGCAGCTGCAGTGGTAATACCTTGTTCTTGGGCAGATCTAGAGCGTTGATTAGCTTTCAACCTCTCTATATTTCTATCGAATGATTTTGACATAGTTTAAACATTCCAAACCGAAGACCTGGTACCCCAATTTTTACCTTTAACATTTGGTGCTGTGTTTTTATCGTAAGCCATCTTACCTTTGATAGCTGACCCAGCTAATCCAAGGACTAATGAAGCCTTACTTGGTCCAGCTTCCATCTCCGGTACTGCAGGTCCGAAACCATGTATTGGTGGAAAGGCTACCTCTTGGAATAATTTATGAGAATCATATTTAGCAGCTCTATGTGTTTTCTCTTTCGCCCTTGTAGCTTCATCTACAGCAAACATTTTATTATGTAATGCTCTAGCTTTCTTACGTCCCATTTCCATAACAGGAGCTGCTGCTCTTCTAGCTGCCGTAGCACCTGTCTGAGTACCAGCGTAAGAATTTTTTTGCATTTCTACAATAGCATCTTCTATCGCAAAATCTTGTTCTGCAAATAATTTTTTTAATTCAAAATCTGTATCAGACCATTGTTCCAACATAGCTGCATATGTAGCATCTTGATCTGCCTCTTGTTCTTGTACATCATTAAGATATTGTACATTATCAAGATTAGCAGTTACTTCATATTCCTTTTGTTGTCTATGGTAATTTTTTAATTTAGCATTATTACGACCTCTAGCAGCAGCTGTTTCAGCTTGGTGTCCTGCTACTTGACCGGCCATACTGACCCCCATCGAGATCATTGATACTGGTTCGCACACGGCAAAATTCTATAAAGGTTAATTTGTTGGGACCATGTTCAAGTTCCCGTAAGAACTTAAATCCCAGAAACTTTAGAAGTTTAAGATGAGCGGTATTCCGTTTATCTACTATGTTCCAAAGGAGTTCTTCTTTTCTACTTTCTATAAAGCGTTTGGCTTCACGTGCAAAAGTTAGTGGGTATTCATGGATTGCGTTAGTACACAACATCCATATTTTTCCATCTTGCACTCCCGCTAATCCGGCAGTCTTGCCGTTGGGGACTTCGAACCAAACTGAATCTCCATATAGAGCTGATTGAGGAATATAGAGAAGAGGTTCATGACCGTGGCCTTCTTTCACTTCTCTATAATCATCATCTCGAAGATGTGAAGCTACATATAAAGCAGCCTCCAGTGTAATTGGGTGAATGTAATTAGACACGTTGATAGTATCTTGGTGAGTAATCTCCTTCCCAGTTCATTGAATGAATGGTAGCAGGAGAGGGATGGTTTGATTTTAATAAGACTGTTAAGTTATCATTTCTATCATATACTGGAATAGTATGTAAGTATCCTTTAGCAATAGTTGCTGAACTTGCCTTAACATTATCCCATTCTAATGATTCAACAGTATAAGTATAATCATCTCTACCTCGTCTCTTAAGGGTAACATCAATAACACCAACATCACCAAAGTCAAAATTCATCCTATGGATAATTAAAGATCCTCTAGTTTCAGATGTCTGTTGATCACCTTCAGTTTTAGTAATATATACTTTAGGTAATTCTACTTCAAACTCATATTCATATCCTACTATAAGACCTACATTAACTGCACTTCCATCTTTTGTAGAAGTCTTCCAGTTACCAGGTAGTGTTACTGTTTGGTTAGGAGCAGTACCAGTTATCTTAGCAGCTGGTACATCATAACTCTTACCTGCATCATCACTGTCTGTAGTACAATATACAGTTAAGTTTCTAGAACTATAATAACCACTACCTAATGTAAAGGTAGAAGTATCAGTTGCTGCAGTATAAGTTATATCACCTGTTGCAATAGCTTTCTTAGTATCTAAATGTACCCTATTTTCATCAGGTGCTGTACCGATCATAGGAGTATCGGAAGTTAATTTTATGTCAAATTTTTCTAATGTAAATTTATCGTTATCATCATTACCTAAGATTGCATAATAGACATCATCTAAAATAGTTTGATAAATGACTTTATTAGGCATTGTCCATCTGAACCATGCAGACTGTGCTCTTCTACCACCTGACTCAAACCACTTATAACCCCATACTTCATTTGTAGAGGTATGTAATGTACTATCTACTGCAAATAAAAGTATATCATTTTCTGTAGAACCTGATACAAGAGTAGTATTCTGTGGGAATAGTTCCCCTACAATTTTAGTTTGTTCATTTACTTGAGGTTCTTCTGTAGCAGATGCGTTAGCTATTTCGTAGAAACGAGATTGACGTGCAGTACTATTTAAGAATCCTATAGTAGTACCTAAAGAGATTGGTTCTGTATCAGGGTTGAATGCATAGGAAGATAAGTATGTTATCTTAGCAGTCTCAGGAGTAAGTAAAGCTTCAGCACCTGAGCTTAATAAAAACTGTTCACTAGCACTAAAAATAACTAATCCACCACCTTGTTCAACAGCATCATATAATTTAGTTGGGTAAAGAGAACTAGATTGTAAGTCAATAGGATCAGCATTAGATATAGCCATAGCTGTCTTAACCCAGAAGCTATAGTAATCATTAACCCTAGATAGAATTATATTTTCATTACTTAATAAGGCTATCCTATTTCTAAAGAACATCATCTTCTGAATGGGATTGCCTATGAAAGTAGGTAGAGAGTTTGTTACATCATCACCAACATCACGTTTACCCCAATCTGGGTATTGGAATTGAAAAGCTCCGTTTGTGTAATTACGAGATGAACCACCATTAATAGAATAGTTACCAGGCAACACCCTTTTGATCTGTAAGGGCATCGTATCCTTATCTATGGTAACTTCTATACCAGGTGCTGCTACCTCTTCCCACACGCCCTCTCCGAAGCGAGCTGGAGTGTATGTACAAGTTGCACCTGCACTAATTGTACCAGATGAAGAGTTACTTGCTAAATCAAAAGCATTAGTAGAAGAGTTAGATACTGTATAATGTCCGTCTCCCGCACCTCCACTGGTAAAGTCAATAAAGACTGTATCACCATTACTTAAACCGTGAGCTGTAGAAGATACACTAACTGTAGTACCAGATCTAGAATATGTAGCTGCTTTAGAAATATCTGCATTAATACCTTCAACTTGAAATCTTAGGTAGTAATCATCCATATCTTCACCACTGTTTACCACACGTACAATATATCCATGACGACAGTTACGAGGTAGATCAGCAATATTATTAACTTCTGATGTTGCAATAGACATCAACGTCTTTTCAGGTGTTGTTACACCAAACGGAGTTGGTCTATATAAATGTATACCATTACCACATATTGTACAAGTAATATTAGTACCACTGATTGCATCTAAAGTGCTTTTTATATTACTTAAAATTACAGCTGAAGATACATGTTCCTCAGCTGTTGATGACGTAGCCTCAGGCCGTACACCAGCTACATTACACCTTGATTTAATAGTTGTATGTTTAAGTATTTTAATTGTTGTAGTAACACCTTTTTCTGACGTATATTGATGTGTATCTGGACCAGAACTTGACCAACCTTCTCCACCAAATTGTAGTTTAGGGAATGCTTGATATGTATCATGATAGTAATAACTTTCATCTACTGGAGGTGAAGGTTGTGGAGTGCATCTAATATCCATCTCATATCTGAGCCTAGATTTACCGCCTGCACTCATGTTAGGTGGTGAGGTACTAAACATATCTGTACCTGTACTTATATCTACAATTTCTCTACCCATTCCTAAGCAGTCACCATTACTGGTACCGCTATAATTGGTATCATCATCTACTGTACCAACCTCTATAGAAGTTGCTCTTGTATGCTCAAAAATAGTATTATCATCTGGATCAAATATATCTAATGCATATTGCCTGCCATAAGCTAAAGTATCAAGAGATATAAATGCTTCATTCAACTGAGCTGGTGATAGATCACCTGTACCAGATAGCATTGCTGTATTCTTTCTTCTATTAACAAAGAAGGTAGTTTCATTAATAGTCAGTACCTGTATATCAGAAGACTTCTCGTCTGACAATGCTGTGTTATCTAAGTAAGTAGCTTTAAGTGTTCCAGGAACAAGGGAATAATCCACGGGTATCGAAGCACCATCACTACATCTCCATATATTAACTTCTCCATCTGCTGCACATTGACCAATATATTGTTCATCATGAGCTGTATATATACTGAACCATTTAGCATTGGCTGCGGTATCAACAGCATATGTTTTGCTATCCCCATAAGGATTACTTGTAGTTGTTATGTCCTTTACCAGCTGACTTCCTGGACGTTTGGTTAACTGATTAACTACATCAGGCACACCATTAACTAAGTCTACAACTTGACCTGGTATTTTCTTTTCATCTGGTTGTGTTGATATACCTAAGACATAATTAGGTATTTTCTGTGTTACACTTGCCATTAGCGTCTAAGTGCTGTATAAGGTTTATAAGATTGATAAGCTGATTCATCTGGCCAACCCATAAAGTTATGGTCACCTTGATTACATTCGTATTCCATACATGCTGCTCTAGCTTGAGCTTCAAATGTAGCTAAAGATTGCTGTAGTTGAGCATTAGATACTAACTGTACAGCAGCTCTACCTGATGCTTTATATATTATATACCTTTGGAATGGTGCTGGTATATCTTCAAAGTTAAGTAAACGTACTTTGTTTACATAGAAATATTCATCATCTGGAAACTCAAATGTATGATTAACTCTATCATATAGTTTCCAAATACCATCAGAACTATCTTTTCTTCTAACAAAGTCACGGGTTTTATCCCATGCATCTTCGTTATCTATACGGATAACATCAGATTCAATGATGATTTTATTATCTACAGTAGATACGTTTTCTTTTATATGATATTCTATATTAAATGCCCAGCCTTCATTCTGTACATCTTGATTTGATTCTTTGAGTAGATTGTATATGAATGATATCTCAGGATTAGCAAAATCCAATCCATTAATAGGGGACTGTCCGATGCTACCAAGGATCGCATTGACTGCGGATAGTTCGGTATCGATATCAACGGTTGTGGTAGTCATAGGTATAAATATTTGTGAATAAAAAAAAGGGAGGTAGTGATACCCCCCTTATCAATTAAGTATATTGTCCAGCAACTACAGCGCAGGTATCAGTTACACCTGATGAACCTAC